TCTGCTTCTGCTGCTGCTGCTGCTGTTGCTGCTGCTGCTGTTGCTGCTGTTGCTGCTGGCGCCGCCGCCGCTGCTGCTGCCTGCTCCTCCAGCTTCCTCTGCTTCTGCCGCTCCCGCTTCTGCCGCTTTTTCTCGGCCGCCGCTGCTGCTGCTGCCGTTGCTGCTGTAGAGTTCGAGTCAGCGGACTCCGGAGGATTAATTCCAGCATTTTTTCTAAATTCGCTTAAATGTTCATCTTGTTTTTCTGGAGTTAATCTAAAAAAATTATTATCTTCAACTAAACTTTTTATATCACTTCCATCACAGTAATCAATTACTTGTTTCATTAAAATAAAATCATTNTTTTCATTTTCTAAAGTTTGTTTGTATACTTCTTTAAGTTTTTTTTCAATTCCTCTTTTTAGCTCTGCTAATAACTCTTTACAATTAAATTTCGTTTTACCCTCGTTATCTATATTTTCAGTATTAATAACTATTTCATCTTTTAAAAAATAAGTAAAATCTAATACATCTTGTTCACCTATACATTGTTTAATTGCCGCTGCCTCGGGACTGTCTGGTTTTTTTATTATTGTTATGGCGTCTTTTAAAGTAGAGTGTGGTTCCAAATCCGGCTGGTCGGCGGGCGCGGGAATATTGTTCCACCATATTTGAACTTTTGCACGAGCTGCTGCTTCTATAAATCCCCAATATCTAACACTTATATGTAAAAGTTTTTTATATATTGATGATGCGACAGATATTTTACTTAATATATCATCTCTTCTAAGTTTTACATTATTTTTAGCATACTCATGATCTTTGCCTTTTTCAATTAAATAATTGTATGTTAAAAGATTTCTATGTCCTTTCATATATTCTAGTTCTAAAGCAAATGTTTCATCACCTATATCTTCAATATATATATCTTTTAATAATAAATTTCTTAAATTAGATAAAGCAGTAGCAGTAGCATTATCAGCATCAGAAACGTTGAGATAACTTAATGAAGTATTATAAAATGAATAAAATTTTTGAATTCCTCTAACAAATTTACCATTAAAAACTGTGTTCCATTCTTTTGGTTCTCTAATACCCTTATTTATTAATGGATATCTTGTATCAAGGTCTTCTTTCCATTCTCTTATGTTTTTGAACTTTTCTGAGTTGAATGTGCGGATTTCTTCATCATACGGAAAGAAATATCCCTGCCACCCAAAATAGTTTTTTGGCAATGTATCCACATGCTCTTTAATTCTATCTATAGTTAAATCACCAGGAAAGACATTTGGTACTTCTTGTAGCCATTCCCAGCCCGGATTAGTTGGTTCATTTGCCAATGTCCATATTGTTACTATAGAACCTTCTTTATCGTCGGAGGGTATATCAGGTTTCCCATTTCCCTGTTTCCTAAGGGGTTGAATAATATTTTTAAATGTAGGTAATGTACCGACACGATTAAATTCAGGTACCCAATAAAAAAAACTATTCATTAATTCTTGTTTTAGTTCACCATACTCAGACCAAAAATTTAGATCGGTCATGGCGGATATAAAATCATCTTCTATATTTATTAGCGGATTATTTAATCCATCTCTATATACCTTTGGTAGTGTGGATCCTGGTTGTTTTTCATAATATTCAAATACCTCAAATCCCCATTCGCTTCTCCAGGTTAAATATCTGTTTCCGACACCATGACCGGCCGCATCCGGACTGGGAGTATTTCTGCGAGTATCTTCTAAAATATCTTCTGTAACCCCTACTTGATATACATCAGGATTGCTTATTGTAAGAAATAAATTATGTAGATATTTATCTTTTTCTAAAATAGACATACTATATATATTTATATATATTTTAAATAAAAATAAAAATAAAAATAAAAATAAAAATAAAAATAAAAATAAACTATTTAATTAGATTCTGGAATAGGCATTTTTTTCCATTCTTTAGCGATAAGTTTCATTATTTGCGGTTGTTTTAATCCCGGGTTTGCTTTCCTCAAAATAGGAGACATTTCTTTAACAAATTTATTGTAAGGGGATGGTCCCTTTTTTGATTTCTTTTTCTTCGATTTGCTTTTATTTGTTTCTGGTCTAGGTTCAGATTTAGATTTTCTAGGTAAAGTTAAAGTTGTTGTTAATTTAGATTTAGATTTTGATTTTGATTTTCTTGAAGGGTTTCTTAATCTTCTTGAATTATTTGCTCTACGCGAAACACGAGTAGATTTTCTCGTAACTCGTCCAGTTCTTGATCTTCTTTTGGCCATTTATTATATATTAGAAAAAAATTTGATTCTAATTTAAATTATTTATTAAAAATATAATTATGGAAATTAATACTGAAATAAATTCTTCACTAGATTCATTGAATGAATATAATAAAATTTATCCCTGGATCCCAAATGAACATCAAATCAGACCAACTGAACTAATTATTAAATTTAAAAAAATATTATTTGATAAAATCTTTAATGAATATAAATCTTCAAGGGATTATATTCTAATAAATTTATTTAATTATAAAATTAAAAGAGAAAATGAAAAATTAGTGGCAATTGAATCCCTTGAATCTTTTCATAAGTTTGATGTGTGTCGTTTTAGATATCAAATAGATTCTTCAGCATTTCATTACATTATGTGGTATACTTGTCCAAAAGAAACTTTAACTATCCAAAAAATTACAAATGATATTAAATCTGAAATTTATAATATCATAAAATCTGATAACTTTAAATTTGTTTATTATGAAAATCCTAAAATGACAATTTCTGATATTTATCATGTTCAGGTATTTTGGATGAAAGAATAAAAAAAAAAAATATTTTATATATTAAAATGAGTGGATTTACTACATCATTAATAATTACTTTTTTAATTGGATTAATTTCAGTTTCTGGATATGGTGCTTATAAAGTAAAAAAATCTAAAAATTATACTCCTCAAATTAATTATACAGGTAGAAAAAATCAAAGAAGTCAAAGAAGTCAAAGAAGTCAAAGAAGTCAAAAAATTACTTCATTAAAATCAAATCGTCCAAAAGATATGAATTTTGTAGATATGCCTTTTGAAAAATGGCCTACAAATATGCAAGCAGCATTCAATAGAAGAATTCCTAAAAGATTAGAACAATTAAGAAATGAAATAGGTTCTAAAAAAAGAAATAAAACAAAAAAAATATTAAAAAATAAAAGAAATAAAAGAAATAAAACAAAAGCAAGATAAATATTTAAATATTAATTAATAATTAAATAAAAATGTTTTTTAATAATATCGGTCAACAAAATATAGATAATGATGAATATTATAATCTTTTAGGTGTTGATAAAAATGCTGATAAAAGTTCAATTAAAAAAGCATATCATAAACTTGCTGTAAAACATCATCCTGATAAAGGAGGCGATCCTGATAAATTTAAACTCATTGCTGAAGCATTTGAAGTTTTATCTGATCCTGAGAAAAAAAAACTCTATGATTCGGGAGGAAAAGAAGCAATTAATGGTCAAGGAATGTCTAACCCTATGGATATGTTTTCACAAATGTTCTCAGGTAACAGAAGTACAAAAAGAAAAGGGAAAAATACTGAATATACTATGAATATTACACTAGAAGATGTTTATAATGGTAGAAATAAAAGTTTATCTTTAACTAGAACAGTTATTGATAAATCAAGTATTTTTGCTTGCTTAAAATGTAATGGACAAGGTATGACTATTAGAAAAATACAAATGGGTCCTATGACTCAACAAATCCAAACGCAATGTAATGAATGTAATGGATTAGGGAGTAAATATAAATCAAATAAAATAAAAGAAAATATTAAAATTTATGTGCCTAAAGGTGTTTGTAATAATAAAAAAATAGTTGTTGACGGAAAAGGAGAAGATATCATTAATGGTGAATCTGGTGATTTAATTGTTAAAATTAACATTGTTGAGCATCATATATTTAAAATACAAGGAAATGATTTATTTATTGATAAATATATATCTTTATTAGATTCTATTTCTGGATTAAATTTTACAATTAAACATATTGATGGAAGAACTTTAAATGTTAAATGTAATGATGTAATTAAACCTACTTTGTTTGATCCATTTTTACAAACAAATTCTAAATGGGAAACTTTAAATAATGATTGTAAATTAGAACCCTATGCAAATGCTGAAATAAATGATGTAGAAAAAATTAAAGATATTATCACTAATGGTCAATTAAAAGATCAAAATATTAATGCTTTTTCAATAAAAGATAATTCTACCTATTTTTATAAACAATCCATTAATGATATTAAAAATAATTTAGTATCAAAAGATAATACGACTATTTATATTAAACAATTTTCAGAAAATAATATGTATTGTATTGAAGGTGAAGGATTACCATTAGAAGATAATAATTTTCTTAAAGGAGATTTATATATAGATTTTATAATAGATTTTCCTGATAAAATTATTAATAATGAATTAAAAGAAATATTAATAAAAAATAATTTTAAAAATAATTCTGAAAAATTAAATGAAGAAAATGAAGAATTTGATATTATGAATAAAAATCCATTAAATTCATATGAAGAATATAAATCTAATTTAAGTATGGAACAAGATCAAGATGATTATCCTGATCATGAGGTTCATCAACAACAGTGCGCCCAACAATAACCGGTGGTCCTACTGATGTTCTAAAATCTTTTTTTATTTTATTTTTTTTTGAATTATCTAATTTATTATTTGATTTACTATCATCAATATGTAATTTTGTATCATCAATATCAATTTCATTATCATTTATTTTACAACATGAACTAAAAATTCCCATTATTTAAAAATATAATATAATATATTTATTATATATGGCATTAAACCGTATACAAAAAGAATTAAAAGATATTCAAAGAGATCCACCAACTAATTGTAGTGCTGGTCCTAATGGAACAGACATGTTTGAATGGATAGCAACTATAATGGGTCCTGAAGATACACCATATCATGGAGGGGTATTTTTTTTGAAAATAAATTTTCCTTCAGATTATCCATTTAAAGCACCTAAAGTATCATTTACAACACGAATATATCATTGTAATATTAATAGTAATGGTGGAATTTGTTTAGATGTATTAAAATCAGAATGGTCACCAGCATTAACTGTAGCAAAAATATTATTATCAATATCTTCATTATTGGCAGAACCTAATCCTGATGATCCTCTTGTTCCTGAAATTGCTAAACTTTATAAAAAAGATAAAGAAAAACATAATTCAAATGCAAGAGAATATACCTTAAAGTATGCCTCTTAAAAAATAAATTTGAAAGTAATATGAAGTTAACATTAGAACCATTACTATCATCAATATCTATGAAAATTACAGAAGAAAAAATTACTTACTATTTCCTTCATTCTAATGGATTTACCGATAATGAAATAGAATATATTAAAAAGGAATCTCATAAAGCGGGAGTTAAATTTTGTGTTAAAACTTTTTCGACAGGTGATTTAGAAGAAGAAAAAATTGAATTGAGAAAACATCTTCAAATTAATAAGTTTAATGAGATTTTACATAATTACATTGTTGAATATCCTACAAATCTAACATTAGTTAAGTATTAACAACTGTTATTAATTTCATATTAGTATTAAAATCTATATAATTATATTTATGTAATTCAAAAATAGATATAACTTTATTTCCTTCTGTTTTTTGATATTTTTGAGAATTAATTTCATAATCATTAAATAAACTATTTTTTTTTATAATAATTCTATAATTAAAAAATTCATTACATATTTCCATTATTATTTGTGAATTATATTTTTTAATCATTGTAATATAAGGATACTCCATGTAATATAATATATTTAATTATTTAAATATTAATGACCTGTAGGAAGACATGTTAATGCTCTATCATTACAAGAATCATATGAAATCATTGATACAGAATTTTCATTAAATACTGATTTACATACAGTTCCTTGTGGACAATCACTTCTTCTATTAATAGTTTCTTGCGTTCCATCTTCACAAAAACGATAACAAACATCGTCTACTTCTAAACTATTTGTATTAATATGATATGACATACAATAAGGTGTATCTTGTCTAAAACAATACATCATTGTACAGATTTCTGCTCTTCCATCTCTTACCTGACAAGTATTACAACCATCATACCAAGTAGCACAGTTATCAGGGATTCTAATTGGTGTTAAAGATACGCATTCACCATATTGATTTCTATTTTCATCACTTAAACAAGGTTCTTTACATTGACCTGGAGCATCAGCAATCATAGGTCCCATAGTATTCACACATTCTAAATGATCTAAGCACCTTGTTTGAAATTCAGGTAGAGTATATCCTCCACATGTTTCATTAATACCTACTTTATCAACACATTCTGATAAAGTTCTTTGAAGTCTTCTACCATTTACCATAGGTAATCTAGTTTGCATTGGTCTACAAAATTGTTCAACATGACAATCTGAATCGCTATTACAATTTATATTAGAACAATCATATAAAGGACATGAAACTTGACAACCACAATCATCAAAAACGTTATTTAGTTTACATTGTGACATATCAATTCCAAATAATTCTGGCATTGGACAGGGTGCAGGTGGTGGACAGGGTTCAAAACATTCATTAACAGGTTCAATTAAAGGATCTATTGATATAGGTGGAATCGAAGGCAACATTAATGAAGGACAAGCAGTTTCCCAACTTCTAACACAAGAATTTAATTCTTCACACCACTGATATCCTCCATCAATAACACAACCATGACCTGAAATATCTACTTGCGATCCTGGAAGGAATTGACTATTTACATAAATTGTAAATAAACTACCGAAATAAAATAACTTTTGAAACATTTATAATTACTAAATATTATATTTTTAAATATATATGAAATATTTATTTATACTATTCATAATTCTTTTTTACTTTTTTTATCCGGTATTAGAAAATTTATGGGTTGAAGATTATAGTAAAATAAAGTCTTTAGAAGATAAAAATATTCATAAAACATTATTAAATATTTACGGTGAACCATTACAACCTTGTCAAGATAATACGAATGATAAAAGAGGATCATGGGATAATGAAGGTTATTGTAGCGAAGTAGGTGGTGGTGTCCATCAAATCTGTTTTGATATTAATCATCTAACAAAAGATTTTTCAAAACATACCAAACAAAGTGAATGGAGTAAAGAAAGATTAGATAAAAATCACTGTATGTGTTTAGGTGCATGGGCACTATACAAAGCAAGACAAGATAAAGGTGAAATAGAATCTACAAATAATGAACTTGTCTGTGAATCTATACCAGAAATGGCATTAAATAAAAAATATATAAATAAATGGAATACTTGGAATGGTCATCAATTACCTCAACAAATAAAAAATGGTGTTGAAGCACTTTATAATCAATGCTATAATAAAACAAATGATACAAACAAAAAAAATTTTTTAAAAGATAAGTATGATAAATTATTAAAGGAATTATAATTACAAATTAGCATACATCATTAGTTCGATTACATTGGTAGAATAGTCTGGGATAGTATATTCAATCTTACAAACTTTACCTGCTTTTCTACGGATCATATCTTTTGTAAGATGAACGTATCCATATTTATATGAGTCAAAATTCTTAAGATCATTAATTACTTTTTCAGTTCCGAAATAATCATGTTCTATTACATCCCCTTTATATTCATGACCATATGTAGCAAAGATAAAATCTTCTACAATTACATGTTGTCTATTCTTAACCACAAATGTAAACATATCGGTACAATCCATTAGTTCGGGTTTAGAAACGCTAATATTAAGAGGAAACAACCACTTATTTGTAAACATAGTTCTTGTATAAACAGGATGATATGGTGTAATTTGAAGGGTATTTCCTGACCCTGATTCAAGTTTTACCATAAATTCTTTGTTCTTCTCACACTTAGTATTTACAACACACTCAATTTCAGAAATACTTTTGAATATCTTACCATTTTGAATATCAACTGTAACAATCTTATCACCTAATTTAATATCTTCTACATTTTTAATAGTATTATTTGCCATTTGAATCTTAGATCCGCGGGCACAACATCCTCCTGATTGAACATTATAAGATGCCATTGTTGGTAGTGGAGCAAGTGGAGTTGCTCCCATAATGCGACTACCACTTCCACCTCTCATTCCACTTGATCCATATGTGACATGATTATCCTTTACTGATTTAGGAGGAGGCATTTGATCAAATATATCTGAAATTTCTTGTTTAAGTGTTCTAAACAATTCTCCACCGAAATTAGTTACTCCTTTATCTTTAAAATTATTACAAATTTCATTCTTATAAGCATCATGAAGCGACATCAGATAATGTTTCCCCCATTTATTAAACCAATCTTCTCTTTCACCAACGTTAGTCATGTTAAGTGCTTCTCTTACTTGACCTTCGAAATCAAAGATCATGTTCTTGATATATGGAGTTTGTACCAATTTATTGAGATGATTTAGAAAACCCATAATAATTCCTTTATTAATATCTTTTTCATTAAATTTCATTGCTTTTTGACAACCATTAAGAGTTTTACATGCTTTTACTCTAGCATTTTGTTCTTCAAACAATGTATCATTTACAATACATTCATTCTTATTAACAAACATATCATTAAGTATAAGTGTAACATCTGTTGTTTTATCATCTACATCTTTAAGATCAAAGATAAAATGTTTGTCTTGACCATATTTCAATGAATTAATTTTAACCTCTTTTACATTAGTATTATCTTTAAATTTTGTATTACCACTAAGAATGATCTTAACAGAAGTATTCATACAACAGGTTGATAAGAAATTTCCAATTCCATGAATAAAGATATTTCCAAGTAAAGAAGAATCAGGAATAAACGCAAATCCATCACCACCAGATATTTCTGAAATATTCTGAAGTAGATCAGAAAGAAGTTGATAACCAAACCCATAAGAGTTTATCATACAATTAAATTGTGGATTTTTCTTATAATATTGTTCTAGGACATATTCATGACCTTGAGGAGGTTCAATATTAGGAACTCCATCTGTTAGTAGAAAGATTCCTTTCATTCTATTTTCTGGTGACTTATTTTTAAGAATATCTAGTGAAGTTTTAATACCATCCCAAATATTAGTAGTATTTAGAGGTTTTAGTTCATCAAGCATTTTTTCAATCAAATCTTTATTTCCTTTGGTTACCGACCAATAATCCACAAGAATTGATGCCTTATCTGTATATGTGACAATTGAAATATTATCATTTTCATTTAGCGAATTAATAATTGTCTTTGCAGCACAAACTGTAATAGAGAGTACTGAATGACCATAATTAAGAGTTTCACCTTTATCACCCTTAAGAGTAGCAATACTTGACATAGATCCTGAAATATCTATTGTAAGACAAACATCAACAGGAGGTCTAGTTTCATTATCAGGCATATTAACTTTTACAAGAAGTTTGTTATCCTTAATAATAGTATGTGTTGTAATATCTTTTAGTTTTTCAGAAAATTCTTTATTTTCAACTTCAAAAATTCGAGACTGAATCTTGAGTTGATCTTCATTAAGTTGATCTCGGATTGCTTCGATACCATTTTTAAGATTTAGATTAGGTTTAAGATCACTAATAAGAAGAGGTTTACGAGTCATAGGAGAAACATTTTTAGTGTTAAGCCACTGAATAATAGATTCGCGTTCATATGAATGACCTTCTGGATCCACTACAGGATCAACAAGAAGACATCCAGTGATCGGACAATAGAAATCTTGCGGAGGATTGATAGCAGACATGATATATTTTTTTTGATTAAAATACCTTTAAATCCAATTTCAAATTTTAAATGCATTAAATTTGAAATTTTTATTTTACATTATTAAAATAAAATGGGAAAAGCATTCAAACTAAAACCTAATAATTCTAATAAGAAAAAGAAATACCAATCAAAAATTGTTGAATATGTAAAACCTGTAGAAGAATATATTAAACCATTTCGTAAAGTTTATTTCGGATTTTATGAAGATCAAGAACCTCCAAAAGTAGATTTTGTAATAGAACCTTCTAAATTATGGGATAATTAAAATATATAGTATATTAAATGCCAAATACTACATTAGCAAATATTCATGAGATTACATTTGCTATTTTTTGTTTAGAAGATATACCTGACTCAAATATAACATATACTAATATAAATAAAGGTATATTTAAAGGTCTCGCAAAAGATCCAAGGGTTAATTTACTAATAAAAGAATTACACAAAGAATGTTTAAAATTAAAACCTAATGAACATCAAGAAGCAAAAGTTAAATTTATTCAGAGTCGTAAAAGTGTTTCTGATATTAAGAAATATTTAGGAAATACTAAAAAAAATCCTGAAATTCCAATAATTTGGAAAAAAGATGCTTTTGATTGGACTAATAAATTAACTATTAAAGATTGTGGTTGGACTAACACACCCGGTAGATTTAATAGTTTTGTTGAACCTCATTTAACAAAATGTCCTGCTGCAGGCGGTTCTCATGATAATAATCCTTCTGATGTTGTATTATTATTAGATGATAATAAAGGTAATCAAACTGTTATGGGTATATCATTAAAAGCAACATTCGGAAAAGCAGATATAGGTATTTATAATGGTGGTATGTGTGCTTTTATGAGAATTATTTGTGAAAAAAAAGACCTTGCTGATAAAAAAACATTATGTGATAAAACTGAATCTGATGAAAATACAATAAAAATACCATATGATTTATTTCTTAATAAATGTGATACTATTTTGAGATGGAGTGGTAATATTGCTAATAAAAAATTAGCATGGAAATCTGCTATTAAAAATGATATATTACTAAAAAAATCATTAGAAAAAAGTAAATTATTAGCATTATCTGCTATGAGAGATAATTTATTTAATTTTTTTATGACAAAAAATAGTTTAACATTAGATAAATCTGATCCTAATGTATGTAATGGAACAATTAGTGAAGGTAATGCAAATAAAATTATTGGTGGTATTTATCAATTTACTCATGCGGCAATTATTTCAGGTGGTTGTGATGTTCCATATTTAAAATCTACTTCATTTTTATCTAGTAAATTAAGTGTATCAACTGGACCTAGTAATTGTCTTACAAAAGTAAATGCCCCATTACTAACACATTATGTAGATAAAGGACCTAATCAATTAAAACTACAAAAAGCAGGTGCCGTCAGTTTTGTATTAATTATGAATGATAAACCTTCATTTTTAATTAGAGTTAAACTTGAATCAGTACCTCCTTCAGGAATTAAAATAGATATTTCTCCTACAAAACAAAAAAAGACCAAAATTACTAGACAATCTCCCGCGGCAGAACCACTATCAGAATCACCTAAAACACTTACAAAATCTCTAATTAATGGTATGAAAGTAAAAGAATTAGAATCAGAAATAAAAAATAGAGGGTTGTCTAAAAATGGTAAAAAAGCAAAAGCAGATTTACAACAAATATTAATAAATCATTTGGGATTAAAAGGTGGAAATGGTAATGATATTATTGATTATACCCTAGATACTACTGATTATATTTTTGATAGTATTGTTGAATCGATTGATCATAATATTAATGAACTTTCTATATTATCTAGATTATATTCTGAAAATTTTTGTAATATTGAAGATGATCAAGATGATGATCATGAACCATTTTGTGATACAATTAATTTAACTAAAAAACAAATGGTCAGAATATTAATAGTATCTATTGAAAATGAAATAGACTCTTTAACTAATGAAGATGCGGATATCTCTAAAAGAATGAAAATTAGCAACCCTATTATGACAAGAGCACTTCAAACTTTATTGAATAATATAAAATCACTCAATACATTAAGAGAAAAATTAATTCCTGTTTACAATGGATCTAAGAGAAATAAAACTAAAAAAAATAAAAAGATAAAAAGAAAACAAAGTAAAAGAAAGAAAAAAAACAATAAATAAGATAAATACTGATTAAATGATAAAATTATAGTCATATGTTTTCTTTAGAAACCGTCGCAGAGGATGATATGATTTTTCTCCTGAATGGACAAGTAGTTTCTCACCATCTTCCTTATAAATCCAGAATTTGTTTCTGTTTTTCCCAAGTGGTTCACAGATAAATCCATCTTTTTCAAGAATTTTGAAGATATTATTATATTTTTTGTTGTAATGCTTCATCTTTATTTTGTTTTAAAATATTTGTAAATAAATCAAATTTATTGGAGACATTTATTAACTAATCCTTCAGCAATTAAGTGAAAGTAAGGTTTATTTGAATCTTCCAATGATAATGTTGGACAAATTTCAATTTCATTTATAACATATTCATTATTATCATTTAGAGCAAAATCTAATCTACATTGAATGAGTGATTCATGATCTTTAAATAAATCTTTTATTATTTCTTTACCCATTTTTAAAACTTTATTAACGATAGTATCATCTAATTTTCCTCCTTTTGATTTTGGTTTTGTAAATTCAAAATCATCACCTTTTACTTTCTGTCCATACGAAAATATATGTTTTCCTAATATCCAATATGTCTTAATTTCCCAAGTTTTGTTGAAATTTTCTAAAAAAGGTTGTAATAATAAATGTTTATATTCCGTTGATTTAGAAATAAAATCAAGATGTTTTTTTATATTTTTCATACTAATATTTTTATAAATCTTAACACCATGCTTGAAACCTGCTAATTCAGGTTTTATAATAATCCTTTTATAATCATTTTCATCAATAAATTTCTCAATACTATCTAACATTTTTGATTTATCTGAAATATATCTTTTCACTGGAATATATTTAGTATCTATTATAGGATAACCTTTTTTATCTAAATATTTCATATAACGATTTTTATATAATATAAATTCTTGTATTTTTATAGAAGGATAAACTTTTGCTTTTGTTTTTTTGAGAGTTTTAATATAATGATTAAAATTATCTAAACCATAATACATAAAATTAAATGTTCCTTCATAAATACAAAAAATATAGTCACAACTATTACATATTTTTAAATCTAAATTCTTCCCATCTAACGGAATAACTTCTATTTTATATTTTTTTTCTAATGCTTTACATTCAGCATAAATTGCATAATCATATGGAAATCCATTTGAAGTATCAATTAATCCTTCTAATACAGAAAATTTATTCTTATTTTTCTTAAAATATTGAATATTTCCGGAATATTCTTCAGTACCAACAGTTATTCCTATCTTTTTCATATAATATTATAGACATTTATTTTATATATAATTAAAGTTTAGATTTATTAATATCCTTAACGTTAATAAAAAATTATATATTGTATTATGATAAGTTAGATTTATGTGATATTTGTCAACCTTGACGGAATACCGGAAACTTCTTTATCTCTTTCAGAATGTCGTGGAATAATAATATCTTGATGCATATCAATGATAGCAGCAAAGTTTTCATCTTTCTCCACTCCAAGGCGTTTAAGTTCCCTTAATAGAAAATCACATTTTAGCGCTGTTTCTCTCCATTGATCCAAAAGTTGCCGATTCATTTTGATTCTAGAAATATTTGTCTCTGGTTCTTTATCGGTAACTTTATTTTCTGAAACAATATAATCTTTAATATCAATATAGTAACATCTATCATTCAATAGTGTTTTAGTTGCGTAAAATACAGTTTCAGTATCAGAATACAAAATACCTTTTGTTTTACCTGGATCTATATTAAGAAGATACTTACATTCAATATAGTTATCAAGACCATCAGATCTCTTCTTTCCAAAATATATGTAAACTATTTGTTCTGTTTCATTTTTCATTTGAATATTATCACGAGTATCTTGAGGTCTTTGCTGATTCCCTAGTGTATTAATATACTCATTAATTTTATTTATCAACACATTTTTATCTTCCTGATGAAGCGTAGAAATTGGAGTAAGCGGATTATCAGGCCACGATGTAACCTGACCGTTTATTTCAGAATATTTTACAACCGTTTCCAACCTGCTACAAAATACTGCTAAGGCAATTTTAGAATGAAGATATGAACGAAAGTTAAAATCAAGTGAAATCCTATTAGCATCAGGACAACGTCTATAAGAAAGGAATACTCCACTAAAGTTAAATTTTCTCAAAATTTGTTGAAGTTGAAATGGTGTAGGTTCGCGATAAACATAAATTGAATCTCTATGCTCCACAATACGTTTCTCCAAAACTACTTTTGTGCCCAACTGTGATATCCCATAATGGGCACAAATTTTCTTTTGATCATTTTTTTTGAGTCGATACAGACTATAGTTATCGTTGTTCTCAGCGATCAAGCGCGCCTCATCTAACCAGGGTCCACGCACACTTTCAGAAATACCAGGTACGCGATTTTGATCTGATTGACTCATAATGATAGATTGTTGTTTTATTATTCTTAAATAATGGTTTCAAATTTGTTAAGATGAATTAAGAATACTCTCAAAAAATTTGATATGTATTTAAAGATTGTTTAAAAACAAAATATAAAGATGACTTACTCGTTTATGCTCGCAAAAGAATACAATGTTGGAATGAAACTCCCCAAAGAACTTGGTCAATCTAAGGTCCCTATCGGTTGGTTATTGTCTGAAAAGTATGATGGGTATCGTGCCAGGTTTGATTCTGATAAAAAATGTTTTGTCTCAAGAGCACAAAAAGGTTTTAATGCTCCTGAATGGTTTAAACAAGCAATGATTCCTGCCCATCATCTTGATGGAGAGTTGTGGGCAGGAAGAGAGAACTTTCAAGACATGGGTGTTGTAAGGAAGAAAAATCCTGATCCCTTAGAATGGAAGAACATTAAATTTGTAGTATATGATCTTCCTAATCATGAAGGTGATTTTGAAACGAGAATTAATGCTCTGAGAGAAATAGTTAAACTTAATAATTATAGATGGAATTTAAATCGTCTTAATTTTGATGAACCTATTAGATCTCTTGATTGTCCTCTTGTTATGGCAGATCAGATTAAAATTAAAACTATGAAACAATTTAATGAAATTTATGATAAAGTTATTGCTGAAGGCGGTGAAGGTGTTATGATTAAAGATCCTAAATCAGCATATGAAGATAAAAGATCTAATTTTCTCCTTAAGTACAAACCTAACTTTGATGCTGAAGCAATTATCTTTGATTATAGTCCTGGTAAGAAAAAATATGAAGGTATGCTCGGTGGATTTGTCTGTAAACCTCTTATTAATCATGATTCATTCCATTCCATTGATAATGATGAAAATCACGAATTTACTATCTCTGGTATGGATGATGAAGTTAGAAGTAATTTTAAACTCACCCATCCAGTTGGAACAATTATTTCATATGAACATTCTGGTCTAACTAACTCTGGAAAACCTCGTTTTGCAAGATACGTTAGAATAAGAGAAGATGTAACAGTTAAAGATGAACCTATTCAAACTACTAATTCTGTTGATAAACGTAATCTAATCATAAAGATCTTTGGAAAACTTTATGAATATGAAAAGAGTATAGGAGGAACATTTAAAGCAACAGCATATGGTAAAGCAATTAATTCACTTAAATCTATTAATGACGATAGTGAACTAACAGAAGAAAATCTAAAATCTATGAATGGTATTGGTAAAAGTCTTATTGAAAAGATTAATGAAATTATTAGTACAGGAACATGTAAAATGTATGAAAATGTTAAAGATTTTAAAGATCCTAAAAAAGTTTTTGAAGATATTCATGCTGTTGGTCCTAAGAAAGCAAAAGAACTTGTTGATCTAGGATTTAAAACTGTTAATGATCTCAGAAAATGTAAAAATATTCAAGAAATTCTTAATGATAAACAACTTCTTGGATTGAAATTTTATGATGATATTCTAGCAAGAATTCCTCGAGGAGAAATTATAGAACATGAAAAAATTCTTAAGAAAATCTTGAAAAAAGTTGATCCTCGCGCTGAACTAACTATTGCAGGTTCTTACAGAAGAGGTAAATTAGAATCAGGTGATATTGATGTTCTTCTAAAATCAAAAGATAAGAAAACATATAATAAATTTATTGATGAACTAGTTAAAATTAAATATCTGTATCCTGAACACTTGGCACTTGGTCCAAAGAAATATAATGGTTTGGCAATAATTCCAACTTGTATTATTTATAGAAGAATTGATATTATGTATACTAGAGAAGAAGAATATCCATTTGCAATCTTGTATTTCACTGGATCAATGGAATTTAACGCAAAGATGAGAGGTTTGGTATTAGGAAAAGGATTATCTATGAATGAATATTCATTGAAAGATAGTAATACAAAAAAAGTAATAGATCATAAGTTTAATGTAGAAAAAGATATCTTTGATTATTTGGGAATGGATTGGGTGGAACCTACAGGTCGTTAATATAATAATTTATCACTAAAAAATTTTTTTTTATAAATTTGAATATTATTTAAGAATTTATAATATAAATAATAATATAAATGAGTGAACTAAAAATTACAATCCCTAAAGATAGTATCGAAATTAATGAAAATTCCTTGACTTTCGATTTTAAAGGTGATCCTAAATATGGATTAGATAAAACTATTGTAAATGGTATTCGTAGAATTTTACTATCTTCTATGCCTTCTGTTGCTTTTAGACTCACTGGTGATAATCCTGATCTTAAAATTGTAACTAATAATACTTCACTTCATAATGAATATCTACTCCATAGAGTTGCTTTAATTCCACTTTATATTAATCCTCTAGAATGGCATAAAGATCTTTTATTTAAACTTAGTGTTAAAAACACCAGTAATGTATTACAACAAGTTTCGGCAAAAGATATTGAAATTTATCCTGTAAAAAAATCTATAATTTCTAAATGTAGAAAAGAAGATGATTATAGTATTCTCGATACTATTAATATTGAAAATTATGATCTTACTAAACCTTTAGCAGAAAAAGATAAGAAAAAAATATTTAGACCCTTTGAAATTGCTGATATCACCGAATATTGTTTGATCACAGAATTAGCATCTAATCAATCTGAAGATAATATTTCTGAACTTGAATTATATGGTTCCCCAAGTATCTCAACCGCGAATGAAGATGTTCGTTGGCAAAATGTTTCATGTTCAACATATGCCTTTAAACAAGATGAAAAACTCTTTGTTAAAGCAGCAAAAGAAAAAATGATAGTTAATAATATTGATCCTTCAAGAGAAGGTGAATTTGTAAGAGAACTTAATATTGAAGAAGGTGAAAGATATTATCATAGAGATGTAAATCTTCAACCATTTTGGTATGAATTTAGAATTGATTCACAAGGATATTTTCCTCCTAATATGAGTGATAAAGGTGATGGATTACTAGTCCAATCAACTGATTTACTTGTTAAGATTTTTGAAGGACTTAAAAGCGAATTTAGAAAACTACTTGATCCTGATTCTGATTCAATTATGATTATTAAAAAATTAGATGAAGGTAATGATTTAGTTTATAAAATTATTGTTACTGGTGGCGATGATACAATTGGATCTATTTTACAAGCACATATATCCAATAAATTAATTAATTCTGAATCAATTCTATCACTATGCGGTTATAAGAAATTACATCCTTTGGAAGAAGTAATTACTTTTACATTAGCACTAAATACAAATAATAAAATAGTAAAATTAGATAATGTTCAAAAAGTTAATGCAATCATTGATCAAATGGTTGAAGCATGTAATCAAGTGAGTTTAATTTATCAGAAAATTAATGAAGAATGTAAAAAAGTTTAAGGTAATGCGCATTTATGAGTATTTACGGGACCTTCCATACAACTATCTAATCCAGTTCTATTTAAAATACAAAATCTACCACTTGATGAAAAATGTTTATCACATTCTTTACTTTTTGTTGAATCAAGACTTACAGCATCATCTATACCAGAAAATAAACCAGTTGATAGAATATTACCACATTCTCGTTGACTTCTTGGACGTGTTTCATCTTGATATGGACTTCCAGAACTTCCACTAACACAATCTGGTAAATCAGTTGAACAACCACTTAAAGACCATTTTTTATTACTATTTCCAGCACACGATGTAGCAACTGGAGCACCAGTGTAATTTGTATCACATTCTACTTTTGAACTTAGACTTGGATTAGATTCAAAATCACTAACAGATTTAAATATGGTTGTAGATAAACTTTGACCTGATTTTCTTTTATAACCTCTAGGTAAACTAGTTGGTGGATTACAATTATATTCTTTACAACATGTTGATTCATCACATTCTCCTTCACAAGTGCCTTCTTTTAATTCCTTTCCAGAAGGACATAAATCTTCATGTATAAAATTATCATCATCATCTTTATCTTTACAAGTTTCTCTAACAAATCCAAAATAACCAATTAATCCAGATGCTATTCCGCAGAATACTACGCAACATAAAAGTATCCCAATTAATACTACTGGTGGTATAGGAGCATCAGGATCAGTTGTCCCTCCAAATTTTAATGAATATTTTCTAGGCATTATATATTATTAATATATTTTTTTAATATAATCTTTTAGAATTTAATAAATGTAAAGGATTATTTGTTACTAATATTGAATCCGCAGAATAAAAATCTAATGGATAAAAATCAGTATCTTTATTTTTTTTAGATAAACATTTTACATATCCATTACTATCAAAACCATTAAACATCCCGTATGGTTCGCAAATATCTGCTTCATTTATAGATCTTGAACTAGGTTCATTATCTCTGTATGTACAATGAGTACATATTTGTCTACATCCTTTTCCATCAAACGAATGTCCAACAGGACATTCATTTTTATTTAACTTGAATTCTCCTGATATATTTCCAGAATATCCACCATTTGTAAATCCTTCGACAAGATTATTTGAACAATTATTATTAAATGCATTTTGTAATCCATTAGGATTCATAGTTGATCTCTTTAAGTTAAATTTATCTTCATTGACGGAACATTGTTTTGAATTAACTTCCTGAAATAACATACGTTCAGCATTCTGAGTCTGAGCATCTAAATAATCATTACAATCTTCCTGAATTAATCTAGTATATGACATTTATAATATTATATATATAAAAAAAATATATTTTATTATAAAATGAATTATTCATTATGTATTGTTGGGGTTACTTTATTTTTAGCGAGTATTTATATGCATTTCTTAAAAGATGATAATAATTTCACTAAATTTGCAAATCTCTTAAATTCTGAACAACTTGAGAAATATAATTTAATTATTCATGAACGTTTAAGAATTTATATGATTGGTGTTTTTATTGGATTAGTATTAGGTTTAGTATATTTACAATTTTATGGTGATAATATTTGTATATTTTTATCATTAGTTTTTTTCACAAAATTATTTGTATATCATATTTATCCGAAATCAACTTACATGCTTTATCATTTAACTAATTCTGAACAAGTTGATGCCTGGACCGATATATATGTTCATATGAAAACAAATTGGGTAAAATCAATAGGTTTAGGATTAATATCATACATATTTATTTATTTTGGATTTATTAAAAAATAATATTAAATATTAAAGTTTTTTTTATATATTCTAAATAATATGGATATCAATAGATTAATACAACCAAATGAATCATTAACACCTCTTATGAATATCTTAAATATTATTAATTCGCCTATTATTATTTCTAATCCTAATAATATTTTAAATAGAAGTTTTCAAGAACAAGAATTTCAAAAACATCCAACCGAAAAAAACTTTATAAATTCACTCGAAACAATAGAATTTAATGAAGATCAAAAAGAAATTTATTGCGGGATTTGTTTAGATAACTTTAAAAATGGTGATAAAGCATATATTTTACCTTGTAAAGATCAAAAACATTATTTTCATATTGGAGAAAATAAAGAATCTTGTGGTGGTATTTTACCTTGGTTAGAAGAAAATAATACATGTCCTGTTTGTAGAGAAAATTTTCCTGAAGAAAAAGTAAATGAAGATATTTCAGTTGAAGAAGATTATTCAGAAGATATACCTGTACCTAATGGAAATTTTGATACAGAAAATAATGATAATGATTTAAATGAAGAAGAAGAAAATAATTTAATAAGTGAATTTCTTTCAGGTATTACCAATATTGATGAAGGTGGAGAAGAAGAAGATGTAGAAAATCCTGAAACAATGATTGAAAATTTTATAAATCAATTAATGGGATCTACAGAAAATCAACAAGATATACGTATTATTCCTAGTAATCCTTTAATACAAATTCTTAATAATGTCCAACAAGAAATGAATGAAGATTATCAACTACAACAAGCAATACAGCGTTCAATTACAGAAAGATAAATATTTTTTATAATAAATGAATGTTCAACATATAAGTTCTTCACCAGAATATATTTCAAAATTTATTAATCATAATTTTACAAAACTAATAGAAATATATGATCAAGGTATTTCAGAAAATGGTTGTGGTGTTTTATCATTTAAATGTAGTGAATCAGAAAATAAAATGGATGTTTATTTCATGAATGAAGAACAAATACTTGTTAATTTACAAAAAGAATCTTGGGAAAATCTAAAAAATTCTACTGATAAAAAAATATTTATGGTAAATGATTTAGATAAAAATTCTATATTTTTAATATATGTTTAATATATGATAAAAAAAATAGTTCTATTTTTATTAATCTTTATATTTGCATATTGTATAGTATCTAATTTAATAAAAAAAGATAATGATAAAAATAATAAATCAAAAAATATAATACATGATCCTAAGAAAAATAAAAGTTTTTTTATTGAAGGGTATAATGATAATAAAATATCAGAAATACAATTATCACTTAATAAAAGAAATAATATATATGAAATTAAAGATAATAATTTATATAAAAATGGATCATTAATACAATCATTAATTATTTTTTAGTAATTCTAAAACTCTTTTTATTAATTCCTCATTTATACCATTTAAAATAAATGAATCTTCAGTAATATCATTTCCTTCTAATAATTTATTTAATTCTTCTAAATCACATTTTGTATGTTTATGAATAATCTTTTTTAATTTAAATAAATTAGTTTTTTGATTCATTTCTAATAATTTTTTTCTTATTAATTCATTTTCTTTTTTTATATTATCTACTTCTTTTTTCATAGTCTTAACTTCTGAAGAAATAAGATATTCATCATCTAATTTTTTTTTAACGAATTTTAATTCCATTTCTAATTCTTTAATTTTTTGAGATTCACCTGATTTTTCTTGTAAATCTTTATTCAATAAAGTTAATTTATTTTTTAATTCTTGAATTTCTTTATCTTTTTTAATAACTTCTTGAAGATTATTTTTTAATTGATTAATTTCTGTATTCATAGAATCAATTGTTTTATCTTTTTCATTGAATAAATTATTTTGAGCAATATTTACATCATTATCTATTTTTTCTATACTCCTTTTAAATTGCTTTTGATTCGGAAAAATATCTTTAAAAGGATTAATAGGTTTACTTGTATTATTAAATGGTTCTGAATTTACTTGAGGTAATAAATGTCTAGAATCTAAGGTATTATTTAAATCTCTATAACCACCTGGATTATTAAAATTATCATTATTATTATATGCTAATCTTGTTAAATCATTATTAATTCTATCATTATTTGTGTATTGTTTCATAATAACAATAGTATAAAAAAAGATAAAATTTAAAACAAATTATCTATATTATATTAAATATATTTGAAAATTCTTCTTTTTTAATTGAGTTTGAAATAGATCCTCCACTTTGTTTTTTCTTTTTCTTATGTTTTTTAGTTTTTAATTTTTTTCTTAATTTTTTTGATAATTTATTTTTCATAGATTTTTCTATTTGAACAAAATTATATTTATCTATTAATTGTTTTCTATCCTTTTCTAATTTTTTTATACTTTCTCTATTCAAACGATTATTATCTAATAATAATTTATTATTTTTTTCTGAATTACTAATTGCTAACTCTAGATTTTTAAATTTTAAATTACATTCTGTAATTAATCTAGAATTATTAGATGATTTATCTTTTTCTAATTCTAATTCTTTATTTGCTGTTTCATATAATGATTTAAGATTATTAAATTCTTGTTGAAGATTTATATTAATCCCTTGATTTTCATTTGGAGAATTAACTAATTCATTAAGTTTTAAATTTTCTTGCTTTAATTTATTTAATTCTTCTTGATTCTGTTGAGGTGTTTTATCTCTTAAATTTACAACTTCTGATTTTAATTTTTCATATTTTATTCTTAATTCTTTATCATTACCTGTATTTCCTTTATTATCTTTTAATTCATTATTTTCCTTTGTTAAACTTTCTATTTTCATCTCTAATTTTTTCATTTCTTCTTTAGAATCACTTGATCTAGAACTTTTTAATTTTTCAATTTCATTTTCGTATTGATTAATTGCTTTTTCATATTCATTAATTTCTTTTTTATACTTATTATTTTCTTCATCTAATTTATTATTATTTGCCTTTAATTCTTCAACTTTTTTTGAGTTTTCTTTCTTATCATCTAAATTATAATTTAATTTTAATTCATATTTTTGATTATCTTTAATGATATCATCACACTTATGTTTTAAACTTCTTAATTCTTGGTTAGTTCTTTCTATTTCTGAATTTTTAGAAGTTTCAATTTTAGTTATTTCTCTTCGAATTCTTTCTATTTCTGAATTTTTAGAATTAATCATGTTAGTTAATTCAGTTACTTTATCTTTTGATCTTTGTAATTCACCTGTAAGTGCAACTACTTGTAAATCTAATCTTCCATTAATTCCCGACATTTATATAATATATATTACATTTTTTTATTTGTTATATTAAAATGTGTAATAATTATTTAATGATCATCGCATTAATTATATTTTTATTCTTTTTATTTATGAATAATCAAAATAATAGAGAAAAAGAATGTAATTGTCAATAATACCTTCATTAATTTCTTCATTAATATGGACGAAACGCATTACATGTTGAACATGATACACCTAAATTATTTATATTATTTTCTCCCCCAAATTGTAAAGGTTTAATATAATTTATTTTATATGTATTAAAATCTTTTTGTAAAATTGGATTTTGACAATTTATACACCTAAATCCTTGTCTCATTGCTAAATTATTTTTTAATAAATCCATTTGATTTTCTTTATTAGTTAAAGAATTAATATCATATAATGGTTTATTACTTGCTGTATTCATATTACTCATTACTTCATAAGCAAATCCTCTTTGATATGTTAAAACATAATACATTATTAAATATATTACTATAAATCCTAACATATATAAATGAATCGATAATGAAAATATATATGGAAATCTATCATATATAAAATAATAAAAAAAACCTATTACTCCTAAACATAGTAATGCCTTCATATATATTATATAAAATAATTTATTTACGATTCTTTTTACATTTATTTGCCGCATTCGATGGCATTTTTATCCCACGATTTTTATAAACAGAATTTGCACAAATTCCATAAGCAGCAGGATTATTTTGTTTATATTTTAAAGATTTTACACAATTACAATACTTTACATGTAATGCCTTATCTAAATTTTTCTTCTGAGATTTAGTTAAACGTTTCTTACTTAATAATTTCTTATAATTTTTCTCACTCATATTCATTTTATATTCTTTTGATTTATTAGAACGTTTTTTTCCCCTTAGTTTTGTTCGTATTATTGTTCTTATTTTAGATTGTTTATTTAATCTTTTTCTTGTTCTCACTCTGTTAGACATTTATTATATCATTTAAAAAAATTTGATTTTATTTTAAAGAATTTTAAAATCTTATAAAGATAAAATGAAAATTATTTCCTGGAACATTAATGGTATCCGCTCTAATATTATCTGTGAAGGGACTATAAAAAAAAATTTTGTTTATGATGAACTTATTGAATCTAACCTTAAAGAATTAATTAATAAACATAATCCTGATATCATCTGTTTCCAAGAAACTAAATGCTCTGAAGAAATTGGACAAAGAATTCTCCCTAATGATAATCTATATCCCTATAAATTTTGGAATGAAAGTAAAGGTGAAGGTAGAAGAGGTTCAGGTTACTCGGGTACTTCTATCTGGTGTAATCAACAACCTATTAGTGTTAAATATGAATTTGAAGATTTTAATGACAAATCTGGTAGATTTATATTCTTAGAATTTAAATCATTTTATCTTATTAATATGTATTGTCCTAACTCAGGAGGTAATCTTGATTACAGAAAAGAATGGGATAAATCCCTTAAAAATTTAATGGATTCAAAACTAGATAAACCATTTATTCTTACTGGTGACTTTAATGTTGTTCATGATAAAATTGATATTTGGAACCATCTAACTCTTAGACAAGGAAAAATGCCAGGACTTCTCCTACATGAAAGATATATGTTTAGTAAATTTCTTGAAAATTATGTTGATACTTTTAGAAATAAATATCCCGATAGACAACAATTTACATGGTGGAATACTATTACTAAATCTAGGATTAAAAATCAAGGTTGGAGAATAGATTATTTTCTCATACAAAAAAAATTTATAGATCTTATTATTGATAGTACTATTGATAATAATATAATGGGAAGTGATCATTGTCCAATTATTCTAGAGTTAGAAGATATTTTTCAATCACCTTAGAGCGTGCCTTCAGTCGTCCCATATGAACTTTTGTAACTGTGACACCATATTCATACATGTGACAAAAATCTTTTTTTCCTGATTCCAATTCTGCTGCTAAATCATCAATCATTTTCTTCAACTTGATAACGACTTGTTTGGAAAGTTTCCTCAGATTACCTGGAATATCTTCTGTTGTCAGAATGACTGCAACTAGAAATCGTAATGGTTTAGGACCTTTGGCATGCCAATTCCTGATCCTTGCTTCTTCTACAACAGCAACAGATATTGCTGGCATATTTTTCCTAAGTTCTTCACTATCTACAACTTTGGGATCAATCTGATTCAACCGGCAATTAAGAGAATACAAACGACTTTCTCTAGGATCATCTGACCATCGATTGAACTTGGCATCATTTAGACAGACATCGTCTTTGTGGTTAGGTTGAACTTCTTTAGGATTCAAGTTTTCTTTGGTTTCGTAGTGTAGATGCTGTATCCTTGGAGGCGTTTCTGAGAATCTGACTCTTTTCTTTGGTCTTGGAACCTCTTCAATTAATTTAGCAAAGGCAAAATCAGTAAGTTCTTTTTTGAGATCTTCACCTGCATGTAGGACCGCACACAACTTTCTGTTATCACCATGTCCATGAACAGCAGTCTTAAACAACTCTTGGATAGCAGCACATGGGTTAGGATTATGGACAAAGCAACACATAGGTTCTGCGAGTTTTGCTTCGAGAATCACTGGTTTCGCAGAAGATGGAGCAGGAGCATTGGAGATCATGTTCGTAGAGTTCATCGCAATCGAGTTTTAGAATGTTTTAGAAAAAAATTCAAATTTACAAAGACAACTTAATAAACTTCTTAAATAGTAAGAGCAATATCATAATTAAGAAGAGCAATTAAACTTCAAGTAGATCGTCCATATCTGAGTCTTTCCAGTCATCTTCACTTACATTGAATGAGTTTTCTCTACCATAATGCATTTCGTATTTATGTTGAAACTTGTTAAGTCTGTTAATGAACACTTTCTCTTTAACTCCGGAATATCTACCCTCACATGATAGGAAAGTTGCTACATTCGTTGTACCTTTATATTTCTTGTCATCTACGATTACAAAATATGCCTCATCAAGAAAATAACCACCAATTCTATATGACTCATAATTTGTTGACCACAATCTAACTTTCTGCTTTTTCTTCTTCTCAATGTAAACATAAACTTCTTTATCATTATACATATGTGTCATGCCCCAAAACGGATGTTCTTTAACAAGTTCAAGAAGTCTTTGTCCTAGTAGTTTAGGATTTGTAGGGAGTAGTGCTTCACCTTTAAACTTAGTTGAAAATGCGTCATACTCTTCCTTAGGAAGATATTTCATCAGGATTTGTTTTTGCTCTTCAGAAAGGAATTCAGCCATCACAAAGAACAATATTTGGATTTGTAAACTCTTCCAAAACATTTCAAATTTGAAAGTTGTTTTTAAGAATAATAAAACAAATTGTTATCGCAATGACACTATTCAACCTCTTTGAGAACATTTTTACAAGGACATCAGAGGAAAAAGAAATGAATCCTCAACTTGAGGGCAAAGATTTTCATCTTGTTGTAGAGGTTATGCTTGAAATCGCAAAATCAAAAGGGATAGATATTTGGGCAGATCAATCAATAAAACCTAAATGGAGTGTTTCTGATGAAGGTAAAAGGTTTAATAGAAACCCAGGAGCAATTCTAAGAGATATTAAAGATTATAATCACCTATTCCAACAGTATGATGGTAACCCAGTTAAAGAAAATATTTGTGTATATAAACCTGAAAAAAATCTTCTATCACATAGTTTTGATGATTATTCACCAAGTATTAGTGATTACAGTTATGTTAGATGGTGTAATAAGGTTTTTAATACTGATTATTCATTTGAGCAACATTTTGATAATTCAAAAAAAGAAGTAGAAGAAGAATTTTGGAACACGCATGCTGCCACTGGTGAATACTTTTGTCTAACGCTTTACTTTATTCAAATGATTGATAGATGGGCACATATGTTTTGCTCTGAAAATGATGAGGTCCTTGTTTATAGAGACGATATTGCTGAATATAAATGGGATAAAACTCTTTGGTATCGTGTTCTTGAATACAATCCTAATACACGTAGCACAAGACGCCAACCAGATACATCGCATCCGATGGTCATAATTTCATATTATGGCGAAATCTGTGAAGGAACAATATATTTTAGAGGTGATTTTACAGAAGAAACTATACCAGAAGAGCTTCAAGTGTGTTGGAAATTCTTTCAAGAGAATGAATCTATTCTTGAAAAATTTTACTAATAAATTTGATTAAATTAACTATTGATTAATTAACTATTTTTTACACCTTTGAACATTTAAAACGCCTACTCTTTATATTTCTTTAATGTCTTTTTACGGGATTTTTTGGGTTTATATGTTTCGCTTCTCTGATAGCTTCCTATGAATAATTTATGATATGTTTGGGAGGGTATTTCTTTTATGATATTTTTTACATTTTTCACTAAATCATCATAAGTTATTCCATCCTTTTTATTTAATCTACTTTTCAGGACATTAAAATAACCTTCTATCGCATTTGTATAATGTTGATAAGGGACTGAAAATAATAAGTTGTTATTTTCATTTATTAAATCCCTCACCTTTATTTTTATGAACGGGGGCATTATCCATTATAATTAATTTATCCTTATTATGATTGATAAAATGTTTTAGAAAATCATATAATCTTTCACCCGTACTTCCTCCTTTTTCATAAATTTCGTGATGCACGACACCTTTACTATTGATTGCGAATATACCTGTATATTTCCTGAAAACTTTATTATCATGTGTTTTTACAACACATCTTTTTCCGATTGTTTCATAACAATGATTTCTTTTCATAAAAGAGTTTAATGAAGTTTCATCAATACAGATTATATCCTTGATATCATATTGTTTTACAATATCGTAAAACTTTTTAATTCATTTTTAATTGAGATAGGTTTTTTATGACGAGTTTTAGGTTCATGTCTTAATCGTGTTTGTTTCAGAGTAATATTTAAGTCTTTGACTACCCTTCCTAAATGGACTCGTGATATATTGAAATGGGGATATTTAATTTGAATCTTTTTTAATAAATCTTCCATAGTAATCGTTTTATCTTCATTGATTATAGATTTTATAAATTTGATATGTTTTTGTTGAACTTTGTAAGCAACATTAACTCTATCCTTTCTTTCTATTGATTGAGAGGTTTGAAACTTCTTAACCCACCTCATAAGGCTTCGCGAACTACACTCAAAGATCCGACAAGTTTCACTCGCATTTTTGGATTTAAGATAATATTTCACAGCAGATAGCTTATAGTCCTGTGATTTGTGTTTAGTCATATATATATAAATTTGAATATTATTATTGATTTTAATACTTAAAGAAACCTGTAAATAAATTATAACAACGAATAAGTATGTCTGTTGAAGAAATTACTGATAGTATTCCTCAACTTGAAATAAAAGAAGAAAATTGTGAAACTATACAAAAAAATTATAGAGGACATTTAATTCGTAGAAAAAGATTGCCGTATATATTATGTATAATACAATCATATTTATCTAGTATTGATATTAAGTCGTGTACATTATCAGACGATGGAAGAACTAATAGTTGTTTCGATGAAGATAATATTATAGATATTCTTAATAAAAAATTTCCAGATAGAATAAAGAAACCAGAAATAAGGATGTGGTATGATATTTTAGTAAAAGATTATAAATATGGTTGGTTACCTATAAATATTAAAACTACAACAACTCAAACATCAGATAATACAGGGAATTTGGCGATGTGTGTATATGCATATACAGATGAAGTTTTAGATCTTGAGAAAAAATATCAGAATGGCTCAATGTCTAAAATATTAATAAAAAAACTGAGTGAAAACAAAATAAATTACAAATCTAAAAAAGATTATTATTTCTTGGTTGTAAATAAAAATAACACTAATGAAGTTATAATAAATAGTTGTAAAGGTTTATCCCAATTAACCCCTAATAGTAACAATTTACCTTTTCAAGTGAATTGGAGTAAGAATAAAGAATATAATTTTATAAATATACAAGAATCTATAAAAAAGTTGATAACATGTCTTCAAAAACCTTCTCCTAGTTGGAGTGAAATATTTTTACAAGATATTCGAAATATAACTATTTGATAATTGTCTGTGACCAATTTTAAATCTACCAGAATACATATAATTACTTTTAAATGTATCGCTATTCAAATAATCAACAATTTTTTCTAAATTACATTTCTTAGTGGGTCTCATCATTATTAATCCACTGAAATAATCAACTTTACCAATGAAAGCTATATTTTTTTCTCTTGTTAATGGCAATATATATATACATTCTTCTCCTTTATATTTTTTCATCTTTTTAACATTTCTCGGAGCCCCCCACTCAAACCAATTATTTTCATCATATTTTTTTATACGACGATTAATTAAATCTTCTTTATGATCTAACAAATGCTTATTTATTTTTTCATCGTCGCATGGGAACTTTTCTATATAAATATAGGTTGTATAACTATCTTTATTTGACAATAATTTCAAATTACCAATTTCTTCATTTCTATAAACACTTTCACGACCACAAACCATCCCTACACTTATATCAAAATAATCTGACAATTTTTCATCCATATTAATTTTAACATCGCTAAATGTAATTAATCCAGAAGATTCAATTAAATATTTAGTTTCATCATTGTATTTAGTTACTTTTTCGGAACTAAAATCTTTACAATATCTAAATACCATTACATCAATAGAAGCATTCTCGAATAGGCTTTCATTATTTGGATGATATATATGTGTAAAATTACCAATACTTATCATTTCAGATAATAATTTATTTGCGGATGTTAATTTGAAGAAATCCGTAGGGACTATGAATATTAATTCACCATTATTATTTAATAAGTTAAAACATTTCTTAATAAAATCAATATATAAATTCCCCTTCTTTGTTTTAACATACGGGGGATTACCTATAATTGTATCAAACTTATTTTCAATTTTTAGTTCGATAAAATCACCATATACAATCTTATTTCTATCTATACCATCTAATAATTTAATGTTCTCATCTATTTCACACATATAGAAATCAACATTTAAGTTATCTAATACACAATTAACTAGATCCCCCCTCCCTATACTTGGTTCTAAAATAATTTTTGGTTTATTTAATATGAATTCTATAACACATTTTTGCAGTGTTTCATGCTTTGTAAAATATTGTCCCTTTGAATGAATATATTCTTTATCCATATTAATTTTATTACTATTACTTTTTTGATTATTTGAAATCAAATTTTTATTTTTAATTTCTATTTCTCCATTTTCTGATAATTCTTGTATTTTTTTTTGAACCTTTTCTTCTATTACTTTATTTTCAATGGGATTACAAGGTCTTTTTCTTTTTTGATGATTGATAAAATGTCCTTTTTGAGAAAATTCTTTTCCACACTTTTCACAAGTATACTTAACCATTTTGTTTTGTATACATTAAGTATACATTTTATTTTTAAGTAATTAACTAAATAGTTAAAATATGAAATTACTTAAATATTCGGCGTTTTAAATGTTCAAAGGTTTAAATATAAAATGCTTGCTATGCATTTAGCACTCATTCAAATCAAGCAGAAAAATAAACAATTAAAATCAAAAAAAATATATAAAAAAAAATTTAAAAAAGATATTATAGAGATTGTAGATATTCTAATCCCATTTAGGTTTTAAACCATCAACAATATTTACTTTACTTGTTTGTTTAATATGATTTTTTATAAATTCTTCTAATTGATATAAAGTAATTTTTTTAAATCTTTTATTAGAGAAAAAAAGTATATATTTATTTAAAAAATTCTTTCTATTATCTGTAACTAAAGTAAATTCATATATATTATCTTTATAAATAACTCTCCATTTATTCCCTATGTAAGAAGTTATTTGTCTAATACATGATAAAGGTGTTTTAGGAAATTTATTAGTATAATTTATATCATACCAAGGAAATTTATCTTTACCTTTATCATTTGTTTTAGGATTTATCCATTCATTATAAGAATTTAAATATTCTACAGATATTAAATCATTCGACATATTAACAATAGTAAAACTAATACCTCTTGGATTATAATTTGTTTGTTCATTTAAATGTTGTAAACCTCTTTCAATATTTTTTTTATTATTTAATAATGATAATCCATATTCTTCTCTGACACTAGTTAAATAACAACTAATATTACATTTATCATTATATTTATAAACTTTACTTAAATGTGCTAAATTAATTTTCTTTTTAGATTTTTTTTTTGTTCGAGTTGATTCTGCTTCAAGTTCAAGTTGTTCAGACATTTATTATTAACTTATAAAAAATATATATTACTAATTATTATCTAGAGCAATTTATTACTATAAAATCTATCCAAACCTACCTTGAGTTCTTCTAATTCACTCAACCATATTTCTTTGACTGATTTATTTTCCAAAATATTATACTCATTTGTATGTTTTTCTAATTCCTTCTGAAGTTCATCTATCTTATCTTGTGATAAAGAATAAATAGGCATTTTAATTAGATAATCATAATCTGCTCCAATAGTATCAATTGATTTTTCTTTTGTTTCAATAATAACATTGTCTACTAATAGAATAAATTCTTTTGAATAAAGTTGTCCTATAATTTCTTTTCTTGTCTTCTTATAAATTTTGATAGATTCATCAATAATTTCATGAATAAATCGTATTTTTGATTCAAGAATAATAATCTTATTTTTAAGAATATTCAACATATATTCTTTTCTTGTATTATAAAGATAATATCTTTTAGAATAATGTTCATCTAAAATTTTATAAACAGAATCATACTTCTGAATCTGATTATTAGAATTATATAAATGAATATTTGTTAAAGTCTTATTTGTTGTTAGTTTCAACATTTTCTCTACATATGTTATTCCGTCTGAATCTGGTTGAGTATGTTCATAATCAAAGATAAATTCATCTGTTACTTTTAAGATAATTTTAACTTCTGAATCAGTAGAATGATTTTCATAATCTGTAATGAAACAATTTTTCTTATCTTCCTTAAATCCTATAATATTATCTTGAACAAATTTAATATAATCATCGGTCCATTTACCAATAGGAAGTTCTGTAATTTCAACTTTATTTGTATTTGTATAAACTTTATAAATACCTTTTGTGATATAATTTTTTGAATCTTTTTCAACTATTTGACCCTTAAAATTATTATAATATGGACGCATTACATAATATTTTTCTCCATTAAGTTTTCTCTTAATATTATTAATTATTAAATAAGGATTAAACAATGGAATATTTGTACTAAATCCAGTCCCAATTCCAACCATACCGTTTACCAAAACCATAGGAATAATTGGAACATAATATTCAGGTTCAACCAGTAAACCATCATCATCGGTATATTTAAGTAGAGGAATATCATCTTTTGGATAAATAATATCAACAATAGGATTTAGTTCTGTATGAATATATCTGGGTGATGCTGAATCTGAACCACCCATAATTCTTGTCCCAAATTGTCCATTAGGCATTAGGACATTAATATTATTTGATCCTACAAAATCTTGTGCCATATTAATAATTGCTCCTTGAAGCGATGCTTCGCCATGATGATATGCTGCATGTTCTGAAACATACCCAGCAAGTTGTGCGACTCTAATTTCTGAATAAAGTTTTCTCTTAAAACAAGAATACAAAATCTTTCTTTGACTTGTTTTCAATCCGTCCATACAAGAACCAATTGATCTACACGTATCCGCGTTTGAGAAATGAATTAGTTCTTTGTTTACAAAATCTTCTATTTTAGTTTCTGGAATCTTATAATCAAGAATATTATTTTCATCATATTGTTTTAACCATTCTTTACGATCATCTGAAAGTTTCTTATTAAATGCTAGATTAATTGATTTATCTGTTAATTCTTTTTCTGGTGATACATACGTATTAAGTTTTAGTGCTCTAAAATATTCTTTTGATTCACTCGCAGTACTAGTTCCTAATCCCTTATAATATTTAATATTATATTTTTTATAATTTTCAGTAGATTCTTTCCAATGATTATAATCAGTAAGAGTATAAAATGATTTAATATCTTTTTTCAATGATACTTTAACAATAGGAGTATTCATATATGAAATAAAATCTTTGTCCAATAAACTAGGCCACATACTATGAAACATATTCAATAGTAATCCCTTAATATGAAACCCATCATAATCCTGATCAGTCATAATCATAATTTTACCATATCTAAGAGATTTAAGATCTTTATAAGTTTTATTTGCTTCCAATCCAATAATCTTTTTAATATTTACAATTTCTTTGTTATCATTAATTTGTTTTAAATTTGCTTCACGAACATTAAGAAGTTTACCTCTCAAAGGAAATACACCATATTTATCTCTACCAATTTCGGATAATCCAGCAATCGCCATAGACTTTGCTGAATCCCCTTCTGTCAGAATAAGAGTACATTGGTCGGATTTCTTTGTTCCTGCCCAATTAGCATCATCTAATTTAGGAATAATAAGTTTATTTTTCTTTTTACCATCTGTTTGTTTAGAATCTTTTGATTCCTTTTTAGAATTTGCATCTAAAATCTTTTCAATCAATTCATCATAATTTGCTAATTCTTTAAGAAATTTCTTACAAAATTCAGGTTTGGATCCAAATTTACTAGGAGTTGTAATTAGTTTTTCTTTTGTTTGTGAAGAAAATGATGGATTCTCAATAACAGAATTTACATAAACAGATAGATATCTCTTAATAATTTTATCAGGTATTTCTTTTTTATGTTTCTTTTTAATAG